CTTCTTATTGGAGATGATGGTAAGAACGGTATTTTCCATGACCCCTACGGTGAACTAGATAACGTCAATGGTGGCTATGTAACCATCGGTAAGGGCGGTAAGGAAGTCCGTTATTCCTGGAAGAACTGGCTGCGCCGCTGGGAAATTAAAGTACCTGGCACTGGTTGGTACATGACCTTTAGGCCCGTTAAAACCAGCACTCCAGCACCCGCAAAACCTACATCCAATACCTGGGAAGGAGTCCTAGATGCCGCCCGTGTAGCCGGTGCCAAGTTCCCTCAAGTCGTTGCAGCGCAGTGGGCTTTGGAATCTGGCTGGGGTAAACACACCTCCGGTAAGAACAACTTTTTTGGCATCAAAGGTAAGGATGGTGAAGGCACCCTTGTCCTTACATCTGAATTTGTTGGTGGCATGGAAGTCAAAGTAAACGCCTGGTTCAAAGACTTCCCCTCTCTTGATGCCTGCGTAACTGAACTTGTCACTAAGTGGTACAAGGACTACAAAACCTACAAAGGTGTCAATCGAGCTACATCACCCCAAGACTGTGCTCACCAACTAATCAAAGAAGGGTATGCAACTGACCCAGTATACGCGACTAAGCTAATCAACATTATGGGTCAACGTGATGCTTGAAGCAATCATTACGGGAGCCGTTACTCTCATATTAGGTGTTGGCGGGGGAGTCTTGACTACTCATGGACGATCAAATTCTCGCATGGATCAAATTGATAAACGGATTGATGGTATTGAAATCCGTCTTGCTGAGAAGTATGTCCCACGTCAAGAACTTGCTAATGCCTTACAAAAGATGGAGGATCACATGATTCGCATCGAAAATAAGTTAGATCAGATTGTATTGAGAAATGGCTAAAGCTAATGAAGAACAATTTGATGAGCTACATCGGCTAGTTACCGAAACACTCATTACCCGAATCAAGACTGGAGAGGCAGCGCCTTCTGATCTACGGAATGCGATTGATTGGCTTCATAAGAATAGTGTTACTGGTGTTGCTATTCAAGGTTCACCCCTTGAGCAGTTACTACAGTCTATTCCTGAGATTGACTTCGATGCTGTCCAAGAACTGATTAGGTGATGTATGGCACAAGGTAAAAGTAAGTCTGCTCGTTACTACGCTTCTAACCCGGAGGCCCGAGCAAAGAAGAATGCTTATCAACGTAAGCTAAATCAAACACCTGCTGTAAAGCAGAAATCAGAGGAACGGTGGTCTGAACGCCGTAAACGGGGTATTGCTGGTAAGGGTGGCCCCGATCTTTCTCATACAAAGTCAGGAAAGATGGTTCTTGAGTCCAAGGCTAAGAACCGAGCCCGTAATGGATCCAACGGAAAGTCAACACTCAAGTAAGAGGTATGGCCCCTCTCACGCCTGATTTTTACCTTGCTCACTTACTCGCCATGACTTCATCGGAAGCAAAGCGTATGTGGCGTCGAGCAATTAAGGACGTGTTCCAAAATCAATGTGTCTATTGTGGATCTACAGAGAACCTAACTCTTGATCACGTTAAGCCTAGGTCTAAAGGTGGTGAGAACATTGCAAGTAATGTTGTCTGTGCTTGTCGCCGCTGTAACCAGGAAAAGGGAACTAATAACTACCTCTCCTGGTATCGAAATCAACCATTTCATGATTACCTTAAAGAGTGGCAGATATCCTCTTGGCTAGAAATAGTCTAAGAGGCCTCGCGGGGGCTCTGCAAGGGGCCTCCACCTTCTCATGGGTGTCTATATACATATGAGTAAGAATAAGGCGGTTCTAGACCGTTTGGAGGGGGACTTTAGATTCTTCCTCAGTGCAATTTGGAATGAGCTTGGCTTACCAGTCCCAACTCGTGCTCAGTTAGCCATTGCTAAATACCTTCAGCATGGCCCCAAGCGTTTACAGATCTCTGCTTTTCGGGGGGTTGGGAAAAGTTGGATCACAGCTGCCTATGTCCTTTGGGTTCTCTTTAAGGATGCAGACCAGAAGATCATGGTTATCTCAGCTTCGAAGGAACGTGCTGATAACTTTTCAATCTTTTGTCAGAAGCTCATCCTTGATATCCCTTGGTTAGAGCATCTCCGACCTCGATCTGATGACCAGCGGTGGTCTCGTATCTCCTTTGACG